CGAGAAACGAAAGCTCTGTATTCTGGAATTAAAGTTATATGGGGAGGGCTTCATCCCACGTTATTCCCAGAGTCCGTATCCGTGGAAAAAAGCGTGGATGATATAGTGCGGGGGGAGGGAGAGGAATCCCTATATACACTATTGAACGACATACCGCATCATCACATCTACAATGAGGCAAGACTGATAGACTTGAACAAAGAACCCATGCCGGCATGGGATATGCTTCCGGATATTGAGCGATACGTTATGAATAAGCACTACGGTGATCGGGTGCTTACGGTTAACACCTCGCGCGGGTGCGTGAATGATTGCGCCTTTTGCTTTAACGGGGCCATGAGGACGCACAGGTGGAGGGCGCTGTCCGGAGAGCAGATATTCGCGCAGGTCATGACATTATATCTACGCTATAACATAAACGGCGTTCAGTTTTACGAGGACAATTTTGATGTGGACAAGAATAGAGTTGAGACATTTTGCAAACGGATGATACAGTTTAAACTTAATAGGCATATCAAGTGGGCGCATTTTTCATGTGTTAAGAAAGCCGACAAGGACTTAATCGAATACGAAAGAGAGGCAGGTTGCCGCGAAATTGGATACGGCGTGGAGTCGGGGTCTAATCGCATATTGCAATTACTTAACAAACACCAGACTACTCAGGACATCGAGCGGGCATTCAAGATTTGCCGGAGGGCAAAGGTAAAGGCCACGTCATTATTTATGATAGGCCTCCCCACGGAAACAAAAGACGACATATCGCGGACGAGCACCTTGATAAACCGGCTTCACAGCTATCAGGACATATGCACTATCTACCGGCCATATCCAAAGACACGACTGCATGACATGCTTGGACTTCGGACACCGGTCAGGCTGGAAGATCAGGCCGACTACTACGCTTACGGGGAACTCAATGAAAACGTGGGCAACGTGAGCGATGTAAGGACAGGAGTTTTGATTCACATACAAAGATACTTTCACATTAACACACTGAAAAAAGAATTATTTTCTTGCCTATGGGATTTTAATATAAGACGACTACGCTACCTACTCAAGGAAGGTTTCCGATGGTTGAAGGCACATACCTCGTAAAAGAATATCAGGGCAAGATACTTGATGTCCTCGCGGAGATAATATCGCACGGCTTCGGGGAAATGACTGTGCAGATATGGGAGACAAAGGGCAGTTTCAAGACGGGGATAACTATTAAGGCCGGACGCTCATGGGTATATCTTATTGATAAGGAAGTGCCGGAGCTGAAAGATATCTTATGATATGGGCGCAGATAATTTTTGATATTTTTATTCTGGCGATTGTAGGAATATTATGGATAGGCTGTCAGGCAATCGCTAAAAGCCATTATGATTTTACGCAGTGGACAAGACAAAAACTTGACAAGCTGAAATAATAGTGTATACTCATACCAACGAGGAGCAGTCGAGGCCCGATAATTTCACCAGCAAGGCTATGCTTTTATAATAGCCCCATAGGCCCCATAAGAGGGTTAACGTAGCGAGGCTACGTCGACTCTCTTTTTTTTATAAGCACGACGTAGATAAACGCCGTGCTTTTTTATTGGAGCTACTCAATGCACTTTAACCGAGCGAAAAAGGTTCACATTGTAGTCGACAGCCTACGCCAGGGCAAGCAATTTGTGGCGGCTGTCCACGAGGCCGGTATCAGAAGCTGTCAGACCTGGTATAACTGGGAATCGAAAAAGCCACGTCTTAAAAGGCTTCGAGAGGCGGCTCAGGAGCTATGCGAATCAAAGCGTACCACGGCTGTTGTGGACGCTCTATTTAAATCGGCTATCGGCGGCAACGTTGGGGCCATGGCCTTTTATCTTAAGAATAAAGCAGGATGGAAAGATTCGCCGTCCGTTGTCGTGGAGACCGGAACTCAAGTTAAAACGCCCCACGCTATTATATTCTCAGCTGTCAAAGAAGATTGCCACGTAAAGGTGAAAGATGAATGTCAGACCAATCGACTGTAACGATTTACATGCCGGAGCCGGCACAGAGGGTCATCGCCGCCAATGCCAGATACAAGGTCTTGGAGGGGGGCAGGGGATCCGGCAAGAGCTATTCATTCGCGGACGCTCTGATAGCGAGGGCCGCTCATGAGAAGATACGCATACTTTGCACAAGAGAAACGCAAAACTCAATCAGGGATTCCGTCCATAGACTTCTTACGGATAGAATCAATGAGCTCGGATACGACAACTTTTATGGCATCCAAAAAGACAGCATATATTCCAGAATCGGCTCGGAGTTTATTTTTAAAGGCCTCCACCATAATATCTCGGAGATTAAGTCTACTGAGGGCATTGACATCTGCTGGGTTGAGGAAGCTGAGAAAGTCTCTGAGGACTCATGGACTATCCTTATCCCTACGGTCAGGAAAGAACGATCCGAGATTTGGGTCAGCTTCAATCAAGAAGATGAGGACAGCGCAACATATGTCAGATTTATCAAAAGCCCATCTCCCGACTGTATCTCGGCTCACCTTACATACAGGGACAACGCCATGTTCCCCGAAGTGCTCCGCAGACAAATGGAATATGACCGACAGGTCGATCCGGACAAGTATGAGCACGTCTGGGAAGGTAAATGCAAAGGATATTCCGACGCTCTTATATTTAAGGGGAAAATCGTCGTCGAGGATTTTGAGACACCTGACGGCGTTCAATTCTACTTCGGGGCCGACTTCGGATTCTCGAACGATCCGGCTGTCTTGGGCCGGATGTTTATCAAGGATAACTGCCTGTATATCGACTATGAGGCTTATGGTGTCGGCATTGAAATCGACGATCTTGAGACATTCTACGACTCGGTGCCGGACTGCCGTAGATGGGAGATCCGCGCCGATTCGGAAAGACCTGACACAATATCACACCTGCATAGAAAAGGATTCGATATCGTCGGGGCCGAGAAAGGTAAAGGCTCTGTCGCTGATGGTATATCGTTTTTACGGGGATTTGAGAAGATTATCATCCATCCTCGTTGTGAGGGCGCGATTGATAATTTCAAAAATTATAAATGGAAGAAGGATAAAATCACAGGCAGGATACTGCCGATACCGGCTCCTGGCTCAGATCACTGGCCGGATGCCGCTCGTTACGCTTTAGAGCGATATATAAAATCGAATAACCCAAACATAAGGTTCCTATGAAAATAAAATTCTTAGAGGATTTGAAACTCGCCAGGGAATACAGGAAATTCGAGAGTACACTAAAGGCCCAAAATCCGCTCGTGGACATGTGGGGGCATGAGAAAACATACGGTAAAGCGCAACCGCATGACTTCCAGCTGATGGTCAATAATTACCAGTCATGGGCCTACGCCTGCATACAGCGCAACGCTTTCAGTGTGGCTAAGGTGGATTTGAAGCTCTATAAGAAAACCCGTTCAAATGAGGGCACCGACTATCAGGAGATAGAAGAACATCCATTCCTTGAGCTCATGGCAAACGTCAATCCTTTCTTCAACCGCTTTGAATTGTGGTGCCTTACGGTGACATTCCTTGACCTTACGGGGAACGCTTACTGGTGGCTCGTAAAGGACGCTTTTGGTATCCCGCGCGCGCTGTGGAATATCCCGTCGCACTGGATGAAGATTGTGCCGTCAAAGACCGACTTCATAGCCGGATACATAATGCAACAGCCAGGAAGCCCGACGAAAGTGCCTTTCGATATTGAGGACATCATCCATTTTAAGTATCCCTCGCCGTTCTCATTGTATTATGGATGTCCGCCTATGTACGCCGCCGCTTACGATATCGATATCAATAGGGAGCTCAAAGCTCATGGCGTAAACTTCCTGATGAATAACGCGCAACCTGGGGGCGTGCTCTATACTGACCAACGGCTCGGAGACAAGGAATACGAGCGCCTACGCACCATGTGGAATATGAGGCATAAGGGCGGAGTGAACGCCGGAAAGATGGCTATCCTCGAGTCCGGCCTGAAATACGAAAAGACCGGATCCAACCTGCAAGAGCTGCAATTTCCAGAGACTTCCCGAAACGTCCGCGATTCTATCCTCGCTATCTTCGGAGTGCCGGCTTCACAGCTTGGGCTTGTGGAAGATGTGAATCGAGCCAACGCCGAGGCCAATGAATACGTTTACCAGAACGGTACGATACTGCCGAAATTAAAACTCATAGAGGAAAAGTTAAACGAGAAGATGATGCCGATATACGATGTCGGAATCGTATGCGAGTTTGATAATCCCGTGCCCCAGGATAAAGACTTCCGGCTAAGAGAACAGACCGAACATATCAGAAGCGGATACTCATCTATTGACGATGTCCGGCAAGAGGACGGCAGGGATCCATATGACACGCCGGAAACATCCATGCCCCTTATACCTTTCAGTGTGATCCCAGCTGGATCCCCGAAGCCGGAGCCGGTGGTAGAGGGCACAGCGCCGCAGGACAGCAAGGGATACAAGCCTCTCCATGAAACAAAAGAGAAACGCACGCGCAAGTGGGAAGTATTCGCGGCAATGACACACCCGCAGGAAAGACATTTCGGCGGGGTCATGAAGCGATTCTTTGAACGCCAGCGAGCGATAGTGATGGAGAACGTCAATAAATACAAGGCCTATCCGGTCAAGGCGGGATTTGACGCGAGTATATTATTCTCGATGAACGAGGAGGATAACAGGCTAAAGGCAATCGCTAAAGCGTATGTCGAGGAGGCCATGAAATCAGGCGCGCTCCTCGGATACAATGAACTCAATAATCCGATAGACTTCAACTTGATTGAGCCGAATATACTTAGAGCCGTGGAAAAGCGAGTAGTGTTTTTCGCGGAAAGTGTTAATAAGAATACAGCCAGTCTCATAAAAGAAGCGCTTGACCAAGGGATATCGCTCGGAGAATCCATCGACAAGATAGCCAATAGAATCACCGACATATATGATTTTAGCGAGAAATTCCGTTCCGTGCGGATAGCCAGGACAGAAGTAATCGGAGCCTCTAACGAGGGGCAACTCTGGTCTTACAGGGAGAACGGCGTAGAGGCGAAGATGTGGATCACGGCCAGAGATGAGAACGTCAGGGAAAGCCACCAGATAGATGGCCAGACGATAGATATCAATCAAAGGTTTACACTAAAATCAGGGGAGCACCTGGATTATCCAGGAGACAGGGACGCGCCTGTCGGCGAAATTGTGAACTGTCGGTGTTGCGTATCGCCCGTAGTCAAAACATAAGGAGAGCGTATGAATAAAATATTTCTTACATTTAATTCGCAGGTTAAGGATATCGACGACATTGAGGGCACGCTTACGGCCTATGTATCCACGGACGCGCGCGACCGCATGGATGAGGTGCTTTTACCTGACGGGGCGGACATGAAGAATTACAAAAGAAATCCCGTCGTGCTATTCGCGCATGATTACCAATCCCCTCCGATCGGCAAGGCTTTATGGATAAAGAACGACGGCGACGGCATTATAGCGAAAGTTAAATTTGCCTCGACTGAATTCGCCCAGGAAATATTCACCTTATTCAAGGAAGGTATTATGAGCGCCTTCTCCGTTGGGTTCATTCCTAAACAGTGGGTCGACGGCGATGGGGAGAAAAAGGCCAGGCGGACATATGAGAAGTGGGAGCTATTGGAATTCTCAGCCGTTCCCGTGCCGGCCAATCCCGAGGCTCTGGCGCTCGCCATGTCAAAGGGTCTCATAAAGAGCGAAGTCTTGAAAAAGGAATTTAAGATAGAGCCGCCGCCCGCGCCGGTGCCAGTGGAGCCGGAGAAGAAAGAGCCATCCACGGATTACATGGAAGTCATAAAGACGCAGGAAGCGGAGATAGCGAAACTGAAAGAAAAAGACGCGATATCAATAACCGAGATATCCAACCTAAAGAAAGATGTCTCGGATTTGAGATATAAGATATACGAGCTTTTACATAAACCAGACCAACCCAGCGTTCCGGAGATTTCAGGAGAGGACATCGCGAAAATAATCGGCGAGGCCGTCTCTGGGGAAATCAGGCGCGTAACAGGCAAGGTCAACTAACCGAAAGGAGTATCTATGTTCATGACAAAAGAGGAGTTTGATAAACTCCCGAAAGATCAGCAGGATCTCCTCATGAAGAAGATTGAGGAAATCAAGGCTGGTGTTCCCGCCGCGCCAAAAGGCCTGACACAGCTCACGATGGATGAGTTTAAAGGCCTGATCGGGGAAACGATAAAAGAGCATATTTCGACCATGACAAAGGTCGACAAGAAGCACTTCGCGTTTCCTGGTATCGGCAAGATTGATGACGACCTATCGCCGGCAGGCAAGTTCGTCAAGACAGTGAAGTTTTTGAAAGCGATAGCCGGAGCTGACGTTCAGTCATGCAGGGCTATGTCCGAGGAAGTAAGGGTAAAGGCCAACCTATCGGAAGGCACAACCACAGCCGGCGGCTTTTTGGTGCCGGAGGAATTCGCGGCCGAGATCCTGCGCCTCGCGCCGACTTATGGCGTGGTCAGGCAGAATTGCCGGATCATCCCCATGAGGACGGATACCCTATCGATACCCGCTGCGGGCAGCACGGAATTGCGCGCCCTGTGGGTAAACGAAGCGAGTCAGATCAAGTCGACTGATCCCAACTTCCGCCAGGTGCAGTTGGTCATCAACAAACTCGCGGCTATTCCAAAGGTCACGAGCGAGCTTTTGGCTGACGCGAATATCGACACCGTGGCGTATCTTTCCATGCTGATCGCGGAAGCGTTCGCGTATGAGGAAGATTCACAGGGCTTTAATGGAAGCGGATCCCCGTTCGTCGGAATACTTTCGGCGACCGGAGTACCGACCTATCCTCTCCCGAGCGGCACGGGATTCATATGCCTGTCGTATCCGGATCTCGTGAAGATGACGACCGAGCTATATGACAACGCGGCCGCTGGAGCGAAGTTCTACCTCCACAGGACTATCATAGGGCACCTGAGAGGGCTTATCACGACAGCCGGAGCTCCTATCCTCACGCCTATCCAGAAAGACATAGCCGGATATCCGTGGGTGTCTACGGAAGTTCTGCCTGGCACAAGGCATTCCACCGCCGCAACCGACGGAACGAAGTTCATGGCGTTCGCCAATCTGAACAAGATGCTGGCGATGGGCCAGAGGGAAGGTATCGAGATGAAGATTGCTGATCAGGCAACGGTCGGATCGGACAATCTATTTGAGAAGGACATGCTTGCCCTTCGGATGATCGAACGGGTATCGTTCGGAGTTTTACTACCAAGCGCGGGCTTGATAGTGCATTGCTAACCAACGCAGAGAAAGGAGCATAAACGTGAGAGACTATAAGACCACGATGGAAGTTTTTAATGCCCTGACCTGCGTTCTGTTCGCTTCAGATTCGACAGGGAATACAGGGTATGGCTGTTCGATAGATACGCTGGGCTTCAAAGATGTGCTCGGTGTAGTTACGATGGGCGCGATAAGCGGAACAGCCGCATCTACCGGAGAGCTGACCGTAAAGTTTCAGGAAGCGATTCAGGCATCCGGCCCGTTCAGTGATATTACTAACGGGGCAATAATGGGCACGATGAAGGTAGCGTTAAACGTCATAGGCTATACGGCTGTTACAAACCCATATGCCTATATGGGTAAGCTGTATGAGAAACTCAATGACGGAACGAGGTCGAGATATATCCGTTGCCATGCCACACTTAAAGGCACAGCGGCTTCCGGATATTTCGCGGGGCCGATCAGCGTCGCCGTAATACTGGGGAGGCCAGGGGATACACTCTGGATCCAAAATCCCGCTTCAATCGGAAGCGGCAATGCCGATGTTTGGCAGGGATGGACAGTAAATTCGTTTAAACCGTAGTATAACCGAGAGAGGCGGGGCCTTAAAACCTCGCCTCCCTCGCCGCAATCATAATGATAAATAAATATAAAAATAAGATGATGTCAAAGGTAAAAACGAGGTGCCAAAATGAGTCTGATAGGGACAGGGGACGTAAGGACATGGCTCGGACTACCGGACAGCGACAGAGGGCCAAACGCGAAAATACTTTCGCTGTGTAGCGTCGTTCAGCAATTTGTAGAAAGCTACACCAACAGGAAACTTGAGGCCCAGCGCTTTTCGACACATCCCGATTATTGCTATCTTGACGGGACTGGTCGGTCATGGATATACCTGCCCGTTTATCCCATCTGGTATATAAACGAGCTCGCGATAGACAGCGACAGGGACTTCGGATCCGGCACACTTGTAGGCACAGACGATATATTCTTTTATCCGGATGGCAAGGTCATATCAGACGAGGCCGGATACTTCACCAGGGGGCGCAGGAATATCCGTTTTGATTATTACGCCGGATACGGCTCCGGCTCCTATCCTTTACCCGCCGATTTAAAACAGGTCATGATAGAGATGATCGTCGAATCATACAAGTCGGGACTGACCGCTATCCATGAAACGCAGACTCCTCAGGGCGAAATCTATTACATGAAGCTCCTGTCAAACAACACATTCTGGAAAGAAACTCTCGGACGCTATACAAAAATAGGATGTATGAATTACAGCTATGATGATACTTAGGATTGATGGATTACAGGAACTTGCCAGACGGCTTGACGAATCCACGCGCGACGCGGCGGTCAAGAGCGGCATGAATCAATCAATCAATCTTTTGCAGGGATGGATCCAGCGTGAGCGGCTCTCGGGCCCGCGGCCCGCGTATCTTGGAGTTATAACTGACAGGCTCAGATCTTCCATATCGGCAAGCAAAGCCGAAAAGGTAGGCGACGCTTATATCGCTAAAGTAGGCACCAATGTCGAATACGCCGCCGTGCATGAGTTCGGGTATGACGAAGATGTCCAGGTAAGACAGCACGCTCGGCGCACTGGCACATTCAGGCGCGAGACAGGCACGAATAGGATAGGCCGGAAGATAGGCTCAACGATAGCGTTCTTTGGAGGCACGCGGCACATGAGGATCCCCGCGCGCCCCTTTATGCGTCCGGCTTTTGAGGATGAACAGAATCAGCAGGATATATTACGCATCTTGGAATCAAGGCTGAGCGAGGCTTTATCGGGAGGCAAATGATACATTACGAGCAGATGGTAGACTGGGTCAGCAATATATTCGGGCCTGAAAAGGATATCATCGGGTGCGAGATAGGAGTGCTTGAGGGCAGAATGGAGCAGATACTCCTTGACGCTTTTCCGAGACTATTCATGTACGGAGTAGACATTCTGGAGAGAGGCTTTGTTTATCCAAGATATGAATTCATATGGGCGCATAGCGACGAGGCCTGTAAGCGCTTTAAGAATCCAGCCTCTCCGGTGGCTCTGGACTTTGTTTATATAGACGGCTGTCACCTTTACGAGCAGGTCAAGAAAGATATACTGAATTACGCTCCGCTTGTTAAAGAGGACGGATTCATCGGTGGCCATGATTATATTCCAGACTCAGGTAAGGATGATGGAGTGAAGCCGGCGGTGGATGAGCTATTCGGCAATGGCAAGGTTCGATTCGGGGCGGATTACACCTGGTATATTTTGAAAAAGGACATCAAATGGTAATAGGCACAATTTACAATCAGATTGTTTCAACGCTTGAGAATAATCCGACGCTTAAGGATTATATCAAACAGGTATTTAGAGGCTATCGTTATAACATAGCCAAAGACTCATACCCCTGCCTGATGGCGGAGATTGTCCGCAATAACGAGATAGAAAAGGACTTCGGGCAAATCAAGCGTATTTGGGGAGAACTTGATATATTGGGTTTCGTAATGGAGCACGATAATGAGAGCCTCATCGTAGGAGATCCTCGAAAAGAGATTTATGGCATATTAAATATCGAAAACGATATACGCGCCTGCCTTCAATCGTCGAATACTCTCGGAGGTAAGGCTATTGATTTACAGATGCAGCCCACAGAATTTGATTACACTTTCTGGCCGGTGCGCGGCCTAAGGATTCGGGCAAGAGTTTTATACCAGCAAGAAGACGGAGTTTAACGATGGCCTCGGGAATATATAATCGTTTCAAGGCTAACCTGATGAATAAGGTCGTCGATTTAGAGGCCGATGTCATAAAGGTCATGCTTTTAAATAACAGCCACGCTTTTGACGCGGCTCATAACACGGTATCCGAAATCGTCGCCAATGAGATAACGGGCACCGGATACACCGTCGGCGGCGGGGTTCTCGCGGGCATGGCTGTAACGCAAGGAACGACAACGAAATTTGACGCTACCGACCTGACGTGGCCCAACTCGAACTTTTCGGCTTACTTCGGGGTGATATATGACGCTTCGCTCGTGGGGAGCGACCTCATCGCCTGCCTTGACTTCGGCGGGGCGGTCGTTCCGTCGAATGGCGGGACGCTTACTATACAATGGGACGCGGCGGGGATAATAACGCTCGCTTAAAAAGGATAACATGGCAGGACTTAAGGACTTTGAAAACCTAACTGAAATTGAAAGCCGCCGTAATTACAACACGAAAGCCTACGACATCGGCGGCGGCAAGACTCGGTTTCGCTGTCACGTCCGGCATATTCATTATAAGAATGGCAGGGGATTCGCCGACATAGACACAACGCTTGCCTTTGATAACGCCACAAGAACATGGAAACACAGTAAGGCCTCCTATCGCCCCTCGATACCCGAATATGCCGACGGATGGTTTGAATTCTACAATGGATATGAGGGTGCTAATCACACCATAAAAGCACAGCCTATCGCCAATCACGTCAAGGGTAAATACTTCAAAGATACCGATGGCTCGACATATGTATTATATAAAGACGCTTTCGGTGCGGACATTGACTTAAAAGTTTACGCTTACTGGGCAGGACTGAAAAAAGTTATTTGCATAAACAAAAAACCCGCCGACACATCAAAAGACATGACGTTTGATTTTAAGATGAACGTCAACGGCCTGAACGTGAAATCAAATGGGAATACATGGAACAAGACATCGACGCTTCCATTCAAAGAAAAGACGATAATGGTCGGGAATAACGGCAGTATGAGTTATTTCAGAAACGCTATGGTGTGGGATAGCGGAGAGATACCTTCAAGAATAAGTCAGCCTGTTGACATAGAACTATACCGCAAGAATGGCAACATAATTCTGCGTAAAACTATCACCGCCGACATACTGCAAAAGGCCGTTTATCCTTTATATACAGACCATCCGACGACCTACTATGTTGGTTCTGGTGATGGAACAATAATGGCGAGTAATGCTTCTTGGTCGGGAGCAAGAGACGCTACAACAGGGACTGCTACCAATGGTGCCGGTACCGTATTTGTAGACGTGGTACAGTTTTCAGGGCTATATTACATTTATCGTATTTTTTTACCTATAAACACAAACGGAATAACTGGGACTATTACTGATGCTGTTTTAAAAATATTTAGTAATGGTGTGTATTCTGATACTGCTAATGATTCATATTCTTATTTATCTATAGTTCAAGCGTCACAAGCAAGCACAACTACCTTGGTTGGTGATGATTTTAATAATGTAGGAGATACTCTCGGAAGCGATATGCTCGACATATCCGGCTTAGGAGCGCCAGATAGGTATATAACATATACCCTTAATGCTACTGGTATTTCCTGGATAAATACTACAGGATATACGTTATTAAGTGTTAGAGAAGGACACGATATAGCAAACTCCGCCATAGCTTCGGGAAAGCAGGAATCGCAGAGATATTATAGTAGCGAAGCTGACGGCAGTAATCTCGATCCATACCTTGATATAACGGTCGGCCCAAGCGGTGTCGACGCTACCACAACGCCCGCCGCTCTCGCCATGACGTTGACGCTTCCGGCTCCGACAGTAACGGGGCTGATTGGAATGTTCAGGTGGCTTTTTAAATCTCTCATATCAAAGACAGCCGTATACTCGACAGGCGTTAAAAAGTTTTTGCTAAGAAAATCACACATATCCAAAACCGAAGTATTCAAAACAAGAATAGACAGGGAGAAATACGATGCCTAATAAGCATTACATAAACGAGGTGGGGACGGACTTATTGTTTGACACGGGGATAGATATCCCCGGAGAAGCTATAGTCAGGGTGAAATATAAGGATCCGGCTGGGTTAGAGGGGACTTGGCAGGGCTCGGCTTATTCGTCATATTCGGAACTGGCGGGAGCTATCGGGACGTATTTTGTGAAGTATACGCTGGCCTCGACGAGCACGCTGATGACTTCGGGCGAATGGCATTTACAGCCTTATATTGCCAGCAGTATAGGTACATGGTTTGGGGAATCGATAAAGGAAATGATATTTGGGGAGTACGAATAATGTCATTACCGTGTAAATGGGATGTGCAAATGGGAAAAATTATAGAATTTATGGAATCACATAAAGGGATGAAAGCTTTGCAATGGAGCATCGTGGGGGTGATTATCGTACAGGTCGGTACTTTTCTTGTGATGTGGGGATCTCTTACGACGACAGTTAAATCTCATGATAAAACTATCGATTCGATTTGCAAACGATTTGATAATGTAAAAATTGTCGGATACGCTTACGCTGAAACAGGACAAGATGAAAAACAAAAATAAATGCCCTACATGCAACATCGGATATCGAACCTGCACATATGACGGTAACGGAGACGTGATAATCGAGACATGCACGAATTGCGACATAAGAGAAGAACATAAAAACAGACGCGGCCGGACGATTCCGGTTGATATTGAGAGACGGAGACAATTACAGACAGGTGGATATTAATGACAAATTTTTTTATTAAATTTGATTCCTTTGGGATGATGGAAAACTATGTGATCTCTCCTGTTTTTAAACAACATAAGATTTTCGATTCTATTGTCATTCGGGATTCCATTTATATGATGAACAACTTCTTCAGGATAAAGATACCGCCCGAGATGTTTTTCCATGACAAGGCGGTGTTCAAAAACATATCCAAAACTATTGACAAACGGGTGTTTTTTAACTTTTCTATAAATATATCCTTAATGATGTTTTGGTCTACCATGTTGATAGGCAATGGATTTTTCCCCAAAATCTCCCTTTTTTGTTTCTGTTTCGGGAGATGGATGATATCCCTTTGGAAAGCGAGTTTTTTCTCCACCATAAACTGGATGGCCCTTTTGAAAACCCTTTATTCCTTTTGGCATATTATTTTTCTCCAAATTAAAAGAGCCGCTTTCGGTGGCTTATCAGAAACGGTTAAGTTTCTGCACCTACTAACGGCTCAGGTTTTGGACAAAATAAATCCGTTTCTGATAAGCGTAACAAGTTTATCATATTACAACCAAAATATCAACATAAAAAGGAGGGTACTGATATGCTGACGCGTAGAACGGTAATAACAGCTATAACCGAGACAACGTACGGCACGGATCCGGCAATGACCGGAACGAACGCGATACTCGCATGGGATGTTAACCTTGATGTCAAGGGCGAGGTTTTGGAAAGGCTTTATCTTCGGGATACGCTTTCCCCTATATCCCATGTCATCGGGATGAAAGAAGTGGATCTGTCATTCAAGGCTGAACTTGTCGGATCCGGCGGGATGCTGGCTCCGCTGATTTCAGGGTGCGGTTTTGGAACAGGTGTTGTAAACGGGACGGCCCTGCAATTCGCTCTCCAATCGGTCGAGTATCTCATGCCGAGCGTCGCGTTGTGGATATTCAAAGACGGCAATAAGCACAAGATAACGGGCGCGCGGGGTAATGTGAAGCTCATTCTTGAGGCCGGAAAATACGGCGTGGCCGAGTTTTCCTTTAAGGGACTGTATAATCCGGTCCAGGCTGATACCATTATGGACGTGTCCGGCTTTAATGTCATACAGCCGAACAAGCCGCCCATATGCTACAACTCAAGTTTCCAAGTCGGCGGTTTCTCACCTGTCACGGGAAAACTTGAGATTGACCTGGGCAATGAGATTAACCCGTCGGCGAGCCTGAACGCCTCGTATGGCGTTTACAATTTCAGGATATCGGGCCGCAAGCCGAAGATATCGTTTGACGCTGACGCTGTTGTCGAGGCCTCCAATCCATTCTGGGGAGACTGGTCGGGGCAGGTCGTTGACACGTTCTCGATAGATGTGGGAACGACATCGAACAGATATATCCTGAACGGCATATTCCAGTATTCGCAGAATAAGTACGGCGACAAGGACGGCATATCAAAGTATGACTGCGAGGCCATGCTTGTGTCGAGCAATCCGGACACAGCCAACGATGAGCTGGCCATTAAATTTTTGAACGCGTAAAAGAAAGGAGCTTTATGATTTCGGGAATTAACCTTAACGACGTGGTGGAATTTACCTTACCGGACGACAAAGAAAATCCTACGGTATGGAAGCTTGGCATGGTGCCGTCGGGCATACTGGCGCAGATAGGTAGTACCGGCAAAGATAATCCCATCGGGGTTACGCTTAAGCTCTTGCAGATAGGACTCAAGGGCTGGAGCAACTTCGGGGATATCGCCTACGCCACAGAAAAGAAAGAGATGGATGGCCAGACAATAGACCTCGTGCCTATTGACTTACTAAATCGCATACCCATCAACGTCATCATGGCGCTGTCGGAAAAGCTGGTCGAGATAAATCATCTTACGGCGGCTGAACGAAAAAACTGATATGCGCGGTAGAGGCGATGCAACTTGGCTTTAACTGCCGCGCTTGCGATGATGTCCTGAAAAAGGAAAGAGGCTGTACTGAAAAGGGTATCATCCCTTTTGAGCTGGACGGCGAGAGGGTATTCAGATGTCCGATTAAACTTGTTTCAGCGATGTCATGGCAGTATGTCGAGGCTCACGGGTTCTACCGGAAAAGCATTCTGCCTAACGGACAGGGATATTTAAGGGAGAGCAAAAAGTATATTGAGGCCATGCAGGTATTGGACGGCGAATACGCTCGGATCGAGCGCGAGGAGATGGAAAAGGCGAAGCGGTGATGTGGTTAATATTTTTGAATACTTGAAAGTTTATCGTTATCGAAATAAATAAAATACTTTGGGATGGTTCCGCTATAACCATAATATGCCCATTGTTCGCTTCTACCCCATTGAGTAATGGTTATATGCTTATCCCAATCATAAGGTTCACCCATGACTGCGATGACATCATCCTTGCTCATTCCTATAATAAGTTTGTTACTTAGAATTGCTTGTTTAAATTTATTGGAAAGTTGTGGATGCGATTTAACATATGATTGAGGGTTCGGTTGTTTGGCTACTGTTGTAATAGCGCAACCTGTAAGTAATACGGTAGTGCATAATATAAGGATTAACAGAGCTTTCATAGTGACCTCCTTTAGTGGGGTCATAATAATGCCAAAAAACACGGATAAAGTCAAGAGGAAAGTATGATAAACGCAACAGGGCTTGAAGTCATTCTGAAACTAGATGACCAGCTTACCGCCGGATTCAATAAGTCATTCGATTCCATAAAGAAAAATATAGATTCTGTCGGCACCTCAATGGCTCAATTAGGTCGACAGATTACATCTCTCGGCAGAAACATGACATTTCTCGGCGCGGCCATCACGGGGCCAATGGCATTGGCCTTCAAGACTACATCAGATTATTCGATCGAAGCCTCAGACGCGCTTAAAAGAATGGGTAATAGCGCGATAGAACTGCAAATGATAATCGGCACCGCGATGATACCTGTAGTGGAAAAAATAACAAGAAAGATAGAAGAATTGACGAAATGGTTTAAGCAACTGGATCCGCATGTTAGGACGGCGGTTATTCAAGGCGCGCTGATGACGGGAATGTTTTTACTTTTGGGAGGAACTATCCTTCATGTTGTCGGAAGTATAACGGCTATAATAGGCCGAATAATTGTATTCACAGCCGCGGGAATCGCTATCAATCCTGTCATGCTGGCGATAGTATTGGCTCTCGCGGCGATAGCCGGTACTATAGCGGTAGTCGTAACTCACATGGACAAGATACAACAGGGCGCTAAGGGATTGTATGATTTCTTTGATAACTTAAAAACAAAGATTTCAGACACTTTTCCCGTACTCAAGGAATTTGGGGAATGGATAGATAAGCTCAGGGAGAAAGGTATATTTGAAAAAGCGACAGCCGCGGCGAAAGAGATGTCTATCGATTCAGTTTTAGGCATGTTCGGAATACCTAAAGGTGTTTTTGATATGATAAAGTCATATTTTCAAACTGAAAGGATTGATTTGGGTGAGCTTGTTATCACGCAATCAGGCACCAGTAAAATTGACGCGTGGTTGGCGGATTTTAAACAAAAATTTGGTAAGGCTTTTACTGATGCCTACAAAGCCGCGATGGATCTCGGTACACAATCCGCTCAAATATTAACTCAATCAATATCGACTTTCTCAACTGGATTTGGTAATGCGGTAGCTAACATGCTTGTTAAGGGCAAGAATTTCGGGGAAAGCATGAAAGAAGTTTTCCAAAATTTGGCTGTAACTTTTATATCATCCATTGTTTCCATGATAGCTCAATGGCTTATATATCAAGCGATACAGATAGCTTTTATGCCGCTTATGGTATCTATTGCCTCCGCGACAGCGAGCGCGTTAGCGGTGATATGGGCACCGGTGGCCGCACTTGTATCGCTTGCTACTATGGGAGCTAACGCTGGCCCAGCGATGGCGGCTATAACTGCTACGACAGCTTGGGCTGGATTTGGCGGTGGTGCTTCTGGTGGCGCTGGGTGGGGTGGCGGCTTCGCGGAAGGTGGATCTGGCGTTGTTGACAGGCCAACGCTATTTTTGGCCGGTGAAGCGGGGCCGGAGAGATTCAGTTTTACACCGATGAACAAAAGAGAATCAGGCAGGGGAGGGGTTACGGTATATATGGAGAACGCCTATTTTAACACAGCGGACGCGGCGGAGGAAACTCTCGCGCGCCTCTCACGCCTTATGGACGAGAACAAAAGGAGCCGTATCAGATGAGCGCTTTCGGCATTAAAGTCGGCACATATGCTTTCGGCACCAATTCATTCGTGGAGGCCTTAAAGATAGCCTCTGGCCGCCGCATGGAGCAGTATCCGATTATCCGCAAGGATATGACCATTATCCCTGAAAACAAGGCCCAGCCTATCGGAATCGACATATCCGGCACGGTTACGGGTTCGGACTATACCTCTCTAAGGACAGCCATAAAACAGCTCAGGCAGGCCGTGGATGGGGCTGACAAGGACTTTTACATCGACAATGAGCGATTCATCAGGGTAATCTCGAAATCGTTCGATTACGCCTATCTTACGCAGGATTTTGCTAACTATAACGTGAGCCTCTTGGGCGAAATGCCCTACCTATTAGCCGGAACGGTTTCAAGCTATGTGAGCCTGCCGACAGATACCATAACCTATCCAATAGGTAACGACGGCGATGTAGAGGTACCGCTAAAGATATCCATTCTGGCACCGGACGGCGGGATCCCCATAGGCACGACCATCCAGTTTGAGAATAAGACAAACGGGCTTCTGTGTAAGTTTACGGGGGCCCTGACAGCCACGCAGACGCTTGTTATTGACTGCGGATACGATGACTACAACCGCCCGACATTTAAGGTAGAGGTGGAGGGGGTAAGCGCCATGTCCGCCTTTGAGGGCGATTTCATGTCGATACTGGAGGGCACGAACTGGCTCGGATTCACAGGGTGTTCCGTGGCCACGGTGTCGCTGTACTGGCGCAGGGGATATGTGTCATGAGCTTTGATCAAAAATTACGCATAGAGCTTCGGAATGAGAACGGCGTACTCCTGTCATATATTAACAACCTTGTCCAAAGCGTATCATGGTCGTGGGACAGGATAGGCGGATGCGGGGACTGCTCTTTGAGGGTAAAGACAGACTATGACGGAGCTCTTGCCGGATCATTCATGGAGGACGCGGAGATCCGAATATACATACCGAACGTGGCGGGCACCGCGGAGCTGTGGTATTCCGGTTTTATAGACAAGATAACGCCAAATATATCCTCGGATGAATATGTGGATCTGTATTGTCTTGGGTATGTTAATCAACTAAAGCGAATCATCGTCCGCGAAAAGACCTACGCCGGTAAGGAGATCTCCGAGATCGTGCGGGATATAGCCGAGGTCTACGCTACAGCCTATACTTCGGTAGTATCCACGGCCCCGAATTATGAGATAACGGATTTCACTTGCGACACCATCTATTTTAATGAATCGGCCTTTGAGGCCATTACCAAGCTCGCCGATATCGCCGGAAAACGTGAGTGGGGAGTGGACGCTAACAAAAACCTATTCTTCAAGAGGCGCGATGATTCCATAAAGAATTATTTCAACCTGACGCAGGACTTCGCGTCCTTTCAGCCGGTAAAAGATTTCAATCCGATAGTGACGAAGATATTCCTTGAGGGCTCCGACGGATACAAACAGACGTTTGAGGTCACGAATAAAATATCCGTAAGGGAAAAGATTATATCAAATTCATCTATCAGCACGGAATCTGTGGCATACCAGTATGCCAGAGGATATTTAAAAGAGAAAGGCAAAAAAAGCAGGGCATACACAGCCAAGCAGATAGGCCGCCAGACGCGCGTGGAATCGACGGTACCGATAGGCAGGTCGACGATATTCAGCAAGATAGGAATACGTTCTCAATATGATATTGGGGTAAATGATATTCTATCAGGAGGTACCGCGAGCGGTGATACTGAGTATAGCGGATCTTATCTTGCCGCGTATGCATGTGATAATAACACAGGCACCTACTGGGCCTCTACAGATAGCGCTTTCCCGCATTGGTGGAAATATAATCTTAGTTCAACTCCAAAAATTATACAAAAAGTAAATGTTATGAGTCCATCCGGAACTTTAAGAAATTTTAAAGTGCAAGGATCAAACGATGATTCTACATGGATAGATTTGTACACAGGGCTGCAACCTAACGATGAAAATTATAATCTTCATACGTTTGCGAATATGACCAAGTATAAATATTATCGGATATATATGACCGACAATTATAGAGTCGATAGCATAAGTGGCATCATTGAAATAGA